CGTGCAGACGCTGATCGATTTGAAATGTTGTATGGTGTAACAGTATATTCATGATAAAATCTACACAAACACGATATTGCGAAAGATTTTTTTTCTACGCCAATGATGAAATGATCGGCCATAGCCTTTCAAGATATGGAGAATACAGCCAAGCAGAGTTGACATTGTTATTGAGCATATTAACCAACAATGCTGTGGTTTATGATATTGGTGCCAACATTGGTTATCATACCACGGCCTTTGCCAGTGTGGCCAAGCATGTGTATGCATTTGAGCCACACCCACGTAACTATGCAATGTTGAAAATCAACACAACCGCCATGCCCAATGTTACCACAGTGAATTGTGCAGTGTCGCAAATACCTGGACATGTGTATGTCAGTGACTTTGATCCTGAACAACCTGGCAACTTTGGTGCTGTTTGTGTAACGGCTGAACAAACAGCCATATCCGTGCCTTGCATGACTCTTGATCATGCTGGTCTGGCACCACCTGACTTGATCAAGATTGATGTCGAAGGTCATGAATTAGATGTACTACTAGGCTGCCGAGAGATTATCTCACAAAGATGTCCAGTGATTTATTATGAAGCACATGAATCCAAAAATCTCAAAGAAATATACGAGATGTTGGAACCCTTGGGCTATCGATTTTACTGGGCTCAGGTTAACAATTACAATCCTGAAAATTTTGCTGGCAACAAGGAAAATATCTTCGGCGGAAGTGCATTGATGAGTATCTTGGCCTGGCCAAAAAGTTTACCAGAATTGTCAATGACTCCAGTTGAAGGGCCCAATGACACTGCTGGCAGATTTTATGTTGGCGGACATCCTTAGAGATAAGTTTCTAAACCACCGCGTCTGCGGATGTCTTGGGTGCAACAACTGATACCGCCATCCCAGAAATAGCTGTGTCGCAGTTCCGAAATAATGGGTTCAATACGATGCCGGCGGCAGTAGTCAAACACTTCTTTGTTATATGCGCTAAAGATAACGTGTGACTCATCCAGCACCAAACAGTTGACATCAAACACAGTCTCAGCCACAAACCCAGTCCATTTGGTTAGATAAGTGTTCACAAAGTTTGTGAACTCTGGCGTAGGTGTTTGTCCTTGCACATACCATGCACCTGGTGATTGTTCGTACTTAAATTTGCCCACTTCCATGGCAGCCCAAATACTGCTATCCCAGATCTTGCAAACATCCCAGCCAGGAAAGTCCGCTGCCAAGTTCAAATTTACATCATGTTTGCTTGATAACAACACACCAGGCTTTAATATGGCAAACACAGCATCGCCGTGTCCGTCTGTAATGGCCTCATGTATGCGATACTCAGAGCCCAGTACATTGTCCACAATCCAACGAGTTTGATCTGGACGCAAAAAGTCTGAGTTGTCAAAAAACACATCGCGGCCCACACGTACAATACAACTGGCTGACGCTTGATTGAGAATACAATTCTCATCCCAACCCGTTGGGCCATGTGGATTGATTACTGTACCACCAGATTGTGAATATTCTGTGCATAACTCATCTAATTCCGGCATGGCCAACACACGTAGCAGTTTGTCTCCTAAGGTGATCTGCCAATCTCTTGGTGTCAGCGGAGGCAACGGTGCACCATTGCCCTTCATTTGATCAAGTTGAAAATTGTGTTTGTTAGGCAAGTCGGGTCTACGCACCCGAGAACCGTAAGTCTCAATGGTCTTTTGCAAGTTGGCCAAATCTTCTTCGGTCTCAGAGAGAATTTGTTGCAGTTGATTGCGTACCTGTGCGTCTTCAATAAAGTCAAAATAGTCCGGCGTGTATGCACGGCCCACAATGACTTCTTCAAGTGGTTGCCAACTGGTATATGAGTTAATGGGATTCATTGATTTCCTTGATTAGGGTATTTAAACAATTGGTCTTTGTGGCTTGAAATAACTGTTGGTTGTGCTCGATATCAGCTCGGGCTTGTGCAAACAGTTCAGGCAGTTCTGGTTGAGCAAAGTAAATGGCTCTAGTCAACGCCATCCAACGTTGTGTGTGATCTGACTCCAGATCATAACTGTTGTCTAGTATGTTGTCAAACACTCGATACCCTAGATCACGTAATACTTGTAAACTGCCTGCTGGGCCTGCTATAAAAAACATTTGGCCGTGTTTGATGGGTTTGAATGTTTTTTCAGTTAGGAATGTGCCACCACTTTGATCAGCATCAAAGTGTGTTTCCATCACAATGTTGCAATAACTGTTGACATGGTACTTGGGCACCAAGGTGCTGTGATCATTGCGTTGATCAAAATCCAACTCGTCGCTGATGTAAGGTGCTGATTTTAAAAACTCTTCAGTAGCAGTACGCAGTCCGGCAATGGCGTCAATTTCAATGGGACACTCTGCATCATCAAACACACCAGGCTCACAGTAACTCCAGTATGCATTCGCCAACAAGTCAAGACCTTTTAAATCTGCCATAGCCAAGGCACGCCAACTCTTGTGCAGTCTGTTGAGCACGGTGAAGTCAAATGCTCTTGGTTCTGAATGTATTTTTAGTGGGGGACTGGCTCGGTTACGTTGATAGTACCAGAGTTCAAAGTCTGTGAAGTAAACAAAGTTTGGCAATGACTTAGCAGACGTGTTGGCGCTGACAAACACATAACAGTCAGGTGGCAACAAGTGATCACCGGCCAATTCATCCAGTCGATCTTTAATACGTACAGGATTGTCACCTTCGTGATAGTAAAATAACACACGCACACGCTGTTCACGCAATGCCTGGCGTACTTTGCCACTCATGAGTTCAAAGTAATCAATTGAGAAATTAAAAAATCCCAGTCCAACAGGATAGAATGTATTGCTTGGTAACTGGTCTTGTATATTGTAGATGTTTAGTTTGACCCCGTGATGTTCACAATACTCTTGCAGTCGTAAAGGAATAGTACTGGGCCAGTGTTGTCCAAACTCACGCCAGCCTTGTGTGTATGGCACAGCCTGATGGCGAGCCAATGCAGGATATATTCTACCCCGGATAACCTGATCCGCTATCAAATTCAAGCTCATTCAACATGTCCTTTAGTTCTTGCCACAGTATGGCCTCAAACCCACCACCATAAAAATGATTCCAGTTGTGTTCTACAATTTCCCATGCACTTTCAAATATGTCTTGGCGATGTTCTTCCAAGTTATCCAACAGTTTCAGCGTGTGCGCGATCTTTTCTATACGCTTTGAATCATCTGGTTCATCGTCATAACTTTCGTCCCACAAGTCGCCAAACGTTCGAAACCCGTAGCTGCGCAAATACCGCAAACTGCCTTGGGTTCCCACTATAATAAATGGCATGCCCAGGGCTATAGGCTTAAATGTCTTTTCGGTTAGGTGATGTCTGCGTCCTGTGGCCACAGTCTCAGTAACCAAGTATAACAGACTTTCAGCCGATTGGTCAAACAAACTGAGCCAACATGAATGCATGGGATGATCGGCTTCTCCCTCAAAGTTTAGTGGTAATGGCTGTTCAGCAAACACTGTTTCGATATCAGGACACTTGTTTTTAAGAGGTTGCACAGCATCTAGTATAGCAATATTTTCTGCAGGACACACAGCAGGACATGACACATGATTGTCAGTCATGCCCAGTCGAAATATCCAATACAGCATTTCTAATCTATGCTCACGCTCTCCTGCCACAATACGATTGGGTGCTAGAAAAGTCTTATTAATAGTTCTTTCGGTCCAGGGTGTGATCAAAAAAGTTCGATCATAGCCACGGTACCAATCCAGTGCTGCCCATCCATGAAAGAAATAGTAATAATTTTTCCAACCAAATTTTTTACATACAGCTTCAACCGTGTCACTGTCACGCTCACTGGTGATAATACTGCCCACAGCATGATCTGTCTTGAGTGGCCGAGTGTATCCAGCATCCATGGCCAGCTTGTTGCGATTATTTTTAAAATCACAGTCATCGTGCATGGGTTGATTTTTTTCTATCACCGATTCAAATGTGGCCATGTGTATGTTCAAATGAATAGGCTCTTGATCCCACAATAGTGTATAATTGTGCTCAGGTATGTCATCACTGCCATAATTAACTAAGCTGTCAGCATCTGTTCTACCAAATGGTTCGCACCACCACATTCGCACACCAGGATGATGCTTTTCAATCCAAGGCCAAAATGTATTGTTATAAATTTCGTCGATTCTAATCATGTTTGATGTATTTTATTCAGGAAAAAAACCTGGTGTGTTTGCACACGAAAAGTCAGCGGATTCATTTGAACATGCGCAGAGTTTGAGTCGCACAAGATATTTCTGGTGGATCACATACTTAGCAGATTACACTGGCTTTGATTTTCTTTGGGAACCAGTGCCTTGGCAAAATGAATTTGTTCATGCCTGGCCCAGTCAATGGCATGATCATTCAGGCACTTATCTTGTGCCCAGAACAGGTGCTGTGGACAACTATCACTTTCATGCTCAAACAATTCTCAATCGACCTCATGCCAAATCTTACAAATTTTTAGTACAGGGTGGTAATTGGGATCGCAGTTGGAGGCCTGATCCAGGAGATCCACCTTACATCTATGTGTTTGGTAATCAATGGTGGTCAGCAGAAAAAATGCCCACAGTGGAATATCGTGTGCCGGGTGCTACAGAACGCAAGTATGTGAGCTGGCCAAGAGCAGAATTGTTGGAAGATCGCACTGCCTGGACTGTGCCTGCCAATGTAGATGAGTCTACAGTTGATTTTTCATGGCAACCTGATCCAGGAGATCCACCGTACATATATCAGTTTGCCACACAGCATCAACGCACAGGCGGTCCAGTATACACAGTTCCTGGGGCTGTAGAAATCAAATACGTGGATCAAATACGTGCAAGGGTAGACAGCAATGC